CAGGAGATTTTTGATTTCTGCCTCAAGAGCGACTCCAAAGCGAAGTTTTTCACGAACGTTTTGGAGTATAGAGATGTAATTATAGAGAACTATAAGTTGATGCAACTGTATGCTCCGGCACTGTCTTTGCAGTGTCGCAATAAAGTACATTATACTCTGGATAATTTTGAATACGATTACAACAAGACTGAGGTTATTCGCATGATGAATCAAGACGGTTTCGGGGTATTTAATTGGGACGATCTACACGCTACAATGAACCGCATTTGCCTTGACAAGGCACTCAAGACATAGTATTATAAGGCAATGGGGACAGCAATGAAATTGAATGGTGAGCCGGTTAACTTTTCGAAATACGGAAAGTCATTCCAGGAAAAGCTCTGCATGGTGATACTAGACGATCGATCATTCGCAGATCAGATTGAAGAAGTATTAGACGTTAATTTTTTGGAGCTAAATTATCTTAAGCTCTTTCTTAACAAAGTCTTCGATTACCGAAAGAAGTACGGAGTACACCCCTCACGTGATATCATAAAGACAATTCTGCGCTCCGAGCTAGACAACGAAAATGAACTAACTTCTAAGCAGACACGAGAGTTTTATGTTAGAAGTCAAGTAACACCCCTACAAGATGTAGAGTATATCAAAGATACTGCGCTAGACTTCTGCAAGAAGCAAAACCTTAAATCAGCGATGATAAAGTCCATAGGTCTACTACAGAACTCTTCCTTCGATGAAATCTCTCAGGTTATTAACGATTCCCTCAAGTTAGGAATGGACAACGACGAGGGGTACGATTGGAAGAAGGACTTTGAGGAGAGATTTAAGCCACGCTTTCGAAATCCTACCCCCACCGGATGGAATCTTATTGATGATACATTCAAGGGAGGTCTTGGACAGAAAGAATTGGGCGTTGTCATCGCACCGACAGGTGCCGGGAAGTCCATGGCATTGGTACACTTGGGTACCCAGGCAATTAAAGAAGGTAAGACGGTAGTTCACTATACTTTAGAACTACAAGACACAGTTGTTGCGTCGCGCTATGACTCGTGCCTGACTAAGATTCCGCTAGAAAGTTTGGGATCTTTTAAAGAAAAAATCTATGAAGAAATTTTAGATATTGATGGTAAGCTTATTGTAAAAGAATACCCGACCAAGACCGCTAGCACCCAAACTATTCGAAATCATTTAGAAAAGTTGCGCATGCGCAATATTGATATCGATATGATTATTGTTGACTATGGAGATCTCCTTCGACCGGTCCGTTATTTAAAAGAGAAAAGGAATGAACTCGAATCTATTTATGAAGAGCTGCGCGCCATTGCAGCAGAATACGAGTGCCCGGTGTGGACTGCATCCCAAACAAATAGATCCGGTTTAAACGCGGAAGTGATTACCATGGAATCGATTTCTGAAGCATTTAATAAATGCTTTGTTGCCGACTTTATTTTTACTATATCTCGTACAATTGAAGACAAAATAGCTAACAGCGGTAGAATGCTTATAGCGAAGAATCGTAATGGACCCGACGGCCTTGTCTTCCCGCTTTTCATGGACACTTCTAACGTATGTATCAAGGTGCTTGAGCCCTCAGAAGAGGATGCGTTGGTGGAAGTAAGTGCCAAAAAACAAAAAGAGAATCTGGTTGAGAAGTATAAGAAATTTAAAAAGAACAACGGAGGTTAGAGATGTTTGAGGAAACCGAAGTCCGAGAGGCGACGCTTGAGTATTTTAGTGGTGATGAGCTGGCGACAAATGTTTTTATGACGAAGTATTGTCTGCGCGACAAGAAGGGCAATTTTATGGAGAAGACTCCTGACGCGATGCATAAGCGTCTGGCCACAGAGTTCGCGCGCATGGAAGATAAATTTATTACGCGCAAGTCTAATCATTTGACCGAGACGGAGATATACTCTTACCTCAAAGACTTTAAATATATTGTTCCGCAAGGCTCTCCCATGATGGGAATTGGAAATAATTATCTTAATGTATCATTATCTAATTGTGTGGTGGTCGACAATCCAGAAGATAATATTTCGTCTATTATGGACACCGGCAAAGACCTTGCTAATCTTTTTAAGAGACGTTGTGGAGTTGGCGTTGACATTAGTGGCCTACGCCCCGAGCATGGTGTTGTCAATAATGCTGCTCGCACTACTACTGGGGCTTGGAGCTTTGCTGATTTCTACTCTTATGTCTGTCGTATGATAGGGCAGAACGGGCGCCGAGGAGCACTTATGATTTCTATGGATGTGCGCCATCCTGACATTGAACAATTTGTTAAGATGAAACACAACCTTACTAAGGTGACCGGCGCAAATGTTTCAGTCAAGATAAGCGATAGCTTCATGGAGGCGGTAGAGAACAACGAAACGTTTACTTTACAGTTCCCGGTTGATGCGGACGAGCCTGATTATACAGCTGAGGTTGAAGCTGCTGCCTTGTGGGATACGATCATCGAGTCGGCCACCAAGACCGCCGAGCCCGGCCTACTTATGTGGGACAATATTACTAAGAACCTTCCTGCCCACTGTTATCCCGAGTTTGAGACTAAGACCACTAACCCTTGCGGGGAAATACCACTCTCGGCCTACGACTCATGTCGGCTGATTTCTTTAAATCTAAAAAGCCTCGTGAAAAATTCTTTTGAAAAAAATGCAGACTTTGACTTTGAGAAGCTCAAGCAAGTAGCGGCCATCGCGATGCGCCTGTCCGACGATCTAGTGGAACTAGAGTTGGAGAAACTTGAGAACATTCGTCACGTAGCAGATACTGCGGACGAAAAGGCGCTCTGGAAAAAACTATCTGGGGCCGCTTCAAATGGCCGTCGCACTGGCTTAGGTACGCACGGACTTGCTGACGCGCTCGCATGTTTAAACTTAGCATACGATAGTACTGAAGCTCTTGTAATCATTGAGAAAATCTACCGTACTTTACGGGACGCAGCCTATGAAGAGAGCGTTTATCTTGCTCAAGAGAGAGGAGCATTTCCAGCATTCGACTGGAGTGTAGAGGAAAATAACGACTTTATCAAGAGGTTACCCACAACGTTAAAGGAAATGATTGCCAAACACGGGCGCCGCAATATTTCAATATTGACAAATGCTCCCACGGGGTCGGTTTCGATTATGTCTCAGACCTCTTCGGGCCTCGAGCCCGTATTCCGTAACTCTTACATTCGTCGTCGCAAGCTTTCACATGATGAGCAGCACATGGAGGCAGATCATGTCGACGATCTGGGCGACCGGTGGCTAGAATATGAGGTTCACCATCACAATGTTCGAGCTTGGCTCAATTGGCATCCTTTTAAGGAGCCCGGCCTCCTCCCAGCTTTTTTTGTGGAGTCCAATAATATCAATTGGCAACAACGCGTTGCGGTCCAGTCGGTCATTCAACAAAATATTGATCACAGCATTAGTTCGACTATCAACTTACCCAAGGGAACACCTCCCGCTCTGGTAGGGGACCTGTATATGGAAGGCTGGCGCCAAGGACTTAAAGGTCTTACTGTCTATGTGGATGGTTCGCGCTCGGGAGTTCTTGTGACAGAAACGGACGCCGAAGCCTTCCCGCAGCATACTGCGCCGAAGCGCCCCATTGAACTGCCTTGCAGTATTCATCATACAACGATTAAGGGAGAAAGGTGGATTATTGTTGTGGGACTTATGGAGGGCAAGCCTTATGAAGTGATGGGAGGTCTTTCTAATTTGATTGAAATCCCGCGCGACAAAGTGGAAGGAATTTTAGTAAAGAATCCACGCAAGACCATGAATTCCATTTATGATTTGAAAGTTGGCAAGAATGGAGATACTATAATCATCAAGGATCTGGTTAAGGTTTTTGATAATCCCAATCATTCGGCCTTTACGCGCATGATTTCATTGGGACTGCGCCATGGCGCCAATATTCAATTCACAGTAGAACAACTGCAGAAAGACCGCGACTCCGACATGTTCAGCTTTGCTAAGTGCGTTGCACGAGTATTAAAGAACTATATCCCCGACGGCCAGACCGCCACTGAAAAGACTTGCGGCGCATGCGACACTGAGGGCCTGGTATACGTGGAGGGATGTGTTACTTGCAGAAACTGCGGTTTTGCAAAATGCGGATAGTTATGTAAATGGTAAAGTTTACTCCTAAAGCAATCGATCAGTTGGTGAAAACCCTTCAGCCGAATGAAATGGTACGCGTCGCCGTTCAAGGCGGAGGCTGCTCGGGTATGAGCTATAAGTTGAGTATTGAAACCGAGGTTGATGAAGAGGATATCAAATTAGATATCCCGGAAGTCAATGCGTATGTGGACCCCTTTAGTGCAGATATTTTACGAGAGACTACGGTTCATTATGAAATCACCCTTCAACAACAGGGGTTTAAATTTATTAATCGACTAGCTAATGCTACGTGTGGCTGTGGCTCATCGTTTAGGTAGGGAAGACAGATGGCTTATACAAAAAAAGTACTTGATCACTTTGATAATCCTCGCAACATGGGATCTTTGGATAAAGAGGACGAGAATGTTGGAACCGGTATTGTGGGCGCCCCCGAGTGTGGCGACGTCATGAAACTACAAATTAAAGTAGATGAAAACAAGTGCATATGCGAGGCTAAGTTTAAGACGTTTGGCTGCGGCTCAGCGATCGCCGCCTCTTCTTTAGCAACTGAATGGATCAAAGGGAAGACTTTAGAACAAGCGGGCGCCGTTAAAAACACTGATATTGTGGAGGAGTTGTCGCTCCCTCCGGTAAAGGTTCACTGCTCTGTTCTGGCAGAAGAGGCCATTAAAGCAGCGATAGAAGATTACCAAAATAAAGAAACGCAGGGGTTAGTTTATGTTGAAGGCTGTGTTACATGCGCCAACTGCGGCTTTGCTAAATGTGGATAGGAGATAACCAATGTTTTGAGTGTGGGTACAAAGGCGCAGAGCTACACCACCATCATGTAGTACCCCGCAGCCGCTCGGGCACTCAAACAGTGCCGCTTTGCGGAGTGTGTCATGCGCATGCCCACCACATGAACAAAAACATGACCACATCAGCACTTGTTAAGGAGTCAA